AATCTCCCTTTATTAAAATCGAAAATATGAAATAAATTTGGTAAAACAACTGCGCTAGGGTGTAATCCTGTATATTGGATAAAACCTGACTTAGAGGTTTCTAAAACTATTTCATCATCTTCAATTGAGTATTGAATGAATTTCTCACTATTCGCACAATACCAGTATTTGAACTCGTCATTATCGATAAAAACTTTCTTTTTAGGCTTTTCGCCTTCGCTTTCATAGCGTCCGGCTACACTTTCAACAACTTTCAAAACTTCCTTTTCATCTAATGGGTTTGATTGTTCATTATTCCATTTAAAAGCTGCTTCTTCAAGTTCTTTTTGATCTGGATTTTGATTTCCCTGTATACCTGAGAGAAATTTAAATAGTGTATTGTTTCTACCACCTACCGCAGTGTCCACCAACTTTTTTTCTTTCTTTTCTTCTCTAGATAAAGAAAGTAAGTATTTTCTAAACTTGGGCGATATCTTCCTAATTTCAGCTTTCTGAAGATTATACCCATGATTAGGGAAATGATACAATAGAGTGTCACCACTAATAATATCAAGTGGAAGGCCAGAAAGCCCAATTTTTCTATTGTTAAACTCTGAATCGTACTCATAAAAATAATGAACCCCTTTTTTAGTTGTTTGTTTTAATGTTTTTTGATCTTCTGGAAACTGACTCATTATTTTATCGTGTGTTTCCATATCGTCAAAATCGACCACGAATATATTTGAACTTTTGCCACAAATCAAACCAAGCCCGCAAACTGGTTTCCCAGGTGCGCACATAACTTCTTCAACTGGTTTATGTAGTGTATTATGTTTTTGCCAAGAATTATTTACTTGATTTGCAGCTATCTTTTTTTCAATCCCGTTTTCATCTTTGACCCTTTTGAAAACGTGATAAGCTGTAAAATGAATATTTTGATCTAAAAAAAATTTTTCCATTGATACCCTTTGTTTTATTTATACCCATAATTTAAAAAAGGAGCCGCACGCCTTCAAAGGGTATAAAATGTTATGGCTTTTACAAAAAATAGCTAGTTTTCTGCTGCGGCCCCTATTGATTAAAATTATAAAAATATATTTTAATATATTCAACCGAAATTTCTAATTAAATATCTTTTTTCCTTAAAGGATTCATAAAATTTTATTTTTAATTGTTCGGCATAGTCTAACAGTAAAGATTCTATATAATCTTTTCTATCTGGTTTATCGTATTTTTCGAAAATTTCTTTTATTTCAGGGGTTAATTCTTTTTTAATCCAAATTATGGGATCTTTCATGCACTCTTCAACAAAATTCAATAGCTTCATATTGATCCCATTTTCTAACATGATTTTTTCCAGGTCTTCACCCCAATATTTATCAATCGATTTCACTTGAATTTTTAAGAATGAATTAAAATTTCGTTCGTTGTGATGAAACTTTTTAAAGTCTTCAATTATTCGACCATAGACTAAATCTATCAAATGGTTATTGGCATTTAATAGCTTATTTAGATTATCCATGCCTAGAATTTTTTCTTGTTCTTCTAGTCTGGCGTTTAGTTTTTCATAGGATTCAATTTTATCAGTAACCAATTTTTTAAAAGGCTTGTAGTCTTCTTTTTTCCATGTATCAAAGTCTACAAACTTTAAAATACTCTTTATAAGGTCAACCGCTCCCATGTTCTAAAATATAGTGTTTATATTGGTGATCGTGCAAGTTTTTGTTCACACCCAGCTAATAAAAGCTCTTTTTCTATAAAATCAGTAAGTCTTTTAATTTCATTCTTTTGCGCTTGTATTATATCTTTTTTTCAATCGTTTTGTTCTTCTAGCAATGCTATTCTATCATAGAGTTTTTCTACTGTATCTTTAAATCCTTTTTTCATTTCAGCACCTTAAAAAGTTTTGTAACTTCATCGTATAAATCAAAGTCATTTTCAATGTGTTTTGTTAATGCTTTGATCATAGCTTTTTTAATATCTAATGCACAAGGTTTGCTACTTGGAGTCATTATACATTTAATATAGTCTTTTTTTACTTCTCTTCCTAATATGCGCGAAACTTCAACGGCTAACAATTCATAATCAATTTTTAAATTTATCATAATCCTTCTTTCTTAAAAAAATTTAGTGAGGCAGGATTCGAACCTGCACACATTGCTAGTACAATGCTATTGGGTGGAACTAGATTTTTACCCTTTTTTAGCGTCTACCATTTTCGCCACTCACTACTTTACTGCACTGACAGGATTCGAACCTGTAACCTACCTTTAGACGTTTAAAACTATTGGTTGCGCTATCCATTACGCTACAGTGCAAATACACTACCTCTCATTCGACAAGCCTGCCCGGGAATTCCCAGACCCTACACTGAGCTGCGTTTCTTGCCTACTGTAGTGCATTAAAATCCTAAATCATCCAAATCAGGTTCATTTGATGGTAAATTTTGACCTTTAGAGTCTAAAAATTCAATTTTATTCGCTCTGACTAGTGTTTTATATCTTTTCTTCCCGCTCTCTTTATCATCCCATGATTGAGTTTCTAACTCGCCAATTATTAAAACCTGAGAACCTCTTTTTAAAAATTGACTAGCTGTTTTTGCAATTCCACCCCAACAAACAATATCGGTCCATTGTGTAATTTCTTTTGGGTTACCTTGTTGATCTTTCCAACGCTTTGTTGATCCAAGATTGAAGTTGCAAACCTCACTTGATCCGGCTTGCCTTAATTCCGGATCTCTTCCCAAATAACCGATTAAATTTACTTGGTTCATATATGCCATTTTATTCCCTTTCGTTTTGCTCTTTTAAATCTTGAGCGTAGTTGTTTAACACTTCTTTAACTGTTGGGGCTTCATATCTAGCCCCGTTTATATATAATACTATCATTTTAACCCCAAGCTATATTTTAAATATGCGCCTTGGATTTTCTCACCTTTTAATAAAAGTTCTTTAACCAATTTTTGGGAAACCTTCTTTTCAATCTTCGTTTCTTCAAACTTGTATTTATCAGTTATTAAATTTTCATCAACCACAAGTGAAGGGTTAGAGTTTCTTTTAACTTGAATTTCATCGTCTTCAAGCTTTTCGCCATCCCAAAGGGTTAACACATATTGCTCAAAAAAATTGATATAATTTTTCAAAGTTTTCATTCTTTTATCAAGATTTCTTTTACGATCTTGTAAAGCTTCAAGATTATATTTATTTTCTTTAATCAATTTGGCTATTGATAGAATTTTTCTATCTCTATCGTCTTCCATCATTTCAAAAGCCGCGTAAGCTTCATCATCAATAATTTCTCCCGTTTCCGGATCAATGGAGTTTGCTAATCTAAATTCCATCTCTTTTGTTATTTCATATAAATTCATAATATACCCTTGTTAAGTGTGTTTCTATATTATAGAAATATATCTAAATATATTCTACATTTATTTTAATTCTTTTGATTTTTTAGTAAATAAATTTTGGATGTCTTTTGTGTATTGGTTTTTAGTTTGCAAATCTTGTTTAAATTTGGTTAATTGATCAATTGAAGTTATTTTTTGTAATCTTTCCGCAATTTCTTGCGTTTTAACTTCTGTTGAGTCAGCGTCTTTTGTATCATCAATCGCATATAAACCATTTAAAGCATATTTTCTGGCATACGAACTGGTTGCGCCTGTAATTTGTGCCGCGTCCATGCCTTTTTTTGTCTCCGGCTCTCTTGCCATTCCTGTTGACTCTAAACAATTAACCCCTTTGTTTGGGTCTGAATCAGCATCAAATAAAATTATATGCGATTGCACATAGTGCCAACCGTCTATACATTTTATTGAATCCTGAATAACTTGAACTAATCCAAATTCTTTTAAAAGTGGCTTAACCGCTTCCAAAATATCCTCGCAAGAACGATAGTTGTAATTACCGAATTTATTTCTTTGTCCTTTAGGTGCTTTCAATTTTGACTGCACCTGTAAAAGTTTTTTGTAAATATTATCCATGTTTCGCCTCTAACATTTTTATAAAGTGTGAATTTCTGCGATTAAATAAATGGTTACGATAACATTTTAAATAAATATCAATATCAAAAATGCTTTTATTAATCATCCAATTTCTAGTTATTGATTCGCTAAATAATTTCATTTTTGGACCTCCCATTGTGTAGATGAAATTTGTTTAGCAATTCCCCCGAATTTCTCTTTCATAACTAACCCAAAATCAGGATCTTTTGAAGTGAATACATAAATTCTAGGATCCCTGGTTTTATCAACATCGAATTTAAAACGCTTGCTAGTTAAATAAGACATTATTCTTTTAATCATTTTCTATACCCTTGATAAATGCTTTTCTAAAGTATAGAAATATATATTAATATATACAAGTATATTTTAAATATTTTTTATGTAATTGTGGATTAAGTGATCTGTGTTGAAAATTTTTCCTAAAAATCTTCTGACTTTTGAAATTTGTATTTGTTTGATTGGCTTTTTATATCCCCAGGGATGACGTGTAACCTGGTCTGAACCGTTTTTATAGATTCTTATATCTTGGATTCCGCTTTTTTTAATGTAGCTCACACCTTGTTTTTTAACAAAATTTGGAGCACCGAAACCAATTATTGATTTTATGTTGTAGCCACTTTTATATAGTAGTACACCAATAAAAAACGCTATTGGTACGCCTCTTGAATGTGCTGAAATATGAATCTCTCTATCCTGATACTTCTTTAAATAATAATCAATCTTTTGTACAAACTTTGGAACGTTTTTCCAGAATCCGCGGGGAACCCTTCCAAATCCATCAACTTTTTTACCAAGAATTTTTAAGTTTTCTAACCAATCTTTTGAATCATTAGAGCCAGCCACACCAATTTCAATCATATCATCAGAAACCCAAACGCATAAACGTTCATTTTTTTCATTTATATAATAAATATCATCGCCTACTCTATCCTGTGCGTATGCGATATTTGCAACCTGTAAAGCTCTTGCTTTTCCTCGAATATTCATAGAAATAAACCTATCAATTTGTTAATACCAACTCCCGCGCCTGAACTCAAAAGCATACAAGCTGCAAAAACTTTTTTAAAATTACCGTCAACCTCTTTTTGTCGCTCTCTAATCTTTTTACCTATCTTGTCTAAATCTGACTTGTTTTGTTCAGCAATTAATTTAGTCTCTATTAATTGGTCATGATCTTTTTGAACGCTAGATAGAAGGCTATCAAGCTTTTTATCCACACCCTCAAACTTGGGATTAAAATGGTCAATTAAAAAGTTTATTTCTTCCGTATTCATTTTAAGGATTTCACTTCTAATTCAGTAATTTCAATTCTCGTTTCAACTTTAAGAATTAATTTTTCCGTTGGAATTATTTCTTCATCTTCAAAATATTTATACATATCTTCCACACTTTCAAATTCAGGATAACCTAAATTATTTGTTATAACCTCTTTTGTGATATGTTGAATTTTACTAGGCTTTGTCAATGTCATTTTGTATCTGTCCTTTAGATTAATTTAATCCACAATCTATTTGCGTTTGCTGTAGCACTTGGTAAAGTAGTTGGCAAAGTGTAAGGAGATCCCAAAACCTCTCTCATACCAATTGCAGCAAGCCCGCCACCGTCATTAATTCCGTAATAATTAGAAGTCCCAGGATCTCCCGAAACTGCAACCCAATATTCAGTATCAGCCGTTAAATCTACCGTACTTGAAAAGGTAAGCGTAACAATTCCAGCCGTCGACGTTACCGTGCTAGATAAACTAGCCAAAGAGGTTCCAGCGGAATTATAAATTCTAGCATCCATTAAAGTGGCATCAGCACCAACGGAATTACAATAAATTAACATACTAGTAACAGTCATTGAATGATTCATGTAAACTTTATGGTAATATGCATCAGTATTCATATTTAACGTAGTGTTAGCCATACTGAATGGGAATGTTTCGTGTATACCTCTTAATGTGTATTGAGTTGTCTTAACATCATCGGCAGTCAGTAAAACTTCGTCAATATTATTTGCGGTTCTCTTAACTGTAATTGGAGAACTACCAAAAGAGTCAAAAGCGTCATTGGCTAAAACACCGATTTGTAGTTGATCATTTTCCGCTTTAATTACCCATTTAGTTTCATTTGCTGTTCCTCCGTCCTCTTGTAATACAATATGGTCGGAAGTGTCTTTGACATGTAATCGACCATTTGCACCACTTGCGCCAAGATTTAATCCAAAATTACCACCAGAAATTGTTACACCTGTATGTCGTGTTACTCTACCGCCTGAACTTAATGTCATCATATTTTCATAAGATCCGGTCATACTCAAAATGTCAATTTCGCCAGTACTAGGGATTTGAATCCTTATTGAATTATTGGTTCTTATAAAAAATGCGTTTGCATCAGTAGTTCCGATGTCAACACTTCCAGTTTGGCCACCGTTTACAATGTCACCTGTTCCGGTGCCTAATAAATCTTTATTACTTAATCCATTATAAAAATATAAATTAGTTCCGTTATACCATAAATCACCATCATTTGGTGTTGTTGGATTCACTGCGGAGCTAGATTCAATATTAAATGTAGCGTAAGAAGTTGTGGCCTCTGGAAAGTTAACCAATGCATTACCATTAGATGGATGACCTATGCCAACTGTATTATTATTGTCAACTCCAAAAAATGTTAAACCGCTTCCACCTTGTTCAGATATTCTAAATGTGTCTGATCCATCTATACCAACCAAAAACTGAACGTTTCCATTTTCAAAACTTAGTTTTGATTCATAAGTTGACGCAGCAACCAAACTAAGATAAGTATTACCTAATGATGCATTATCTTTAATGGTTAAGTTTGCTTCTTGAGCAATATTTAACATGTTAGCTGGTGTTTGATGTCCTATGTTAACATGATCATTATTAGGCCCTATGAAAATATTGCCCTTTGTAGCGTTTTGAGTTGAACTTAACGTTAAATCTCCATTAGCATCGTTTGATCCATGGATCGTTCCATTACCAGCACTAGAGGAAAGAGCAATTGCTTGGTTTCCAGTTCTACCAGACCCTAAAACATATTGTGTGTGATCATCATCTGAAAGCCCGGTAAGTCCTCCGTGATCAGTTCCAGCCGCAGCAATTAAATCAACATTAGAAGAACCATTATAGAAATATAAATTTGTACCATTCCACCATAAATCGCCACTTGTTGGTGTTGTTACATTAACTGCCGCGCTGGCTGTTACTCTTAAGGCACTATATCCCGTCGTATTAGCTGCCGTAATTAATGAACCGGCTTTTACATTAACATTTGAAGTTTTATCAATCTCCAAAGCCAAAACAGCATCTCTGGATGTTCCAGAGTTGGTCCAAAATCTTAAATGAGCACCACCAAAGCCAGAGCCATAATTACCAAGACCAACAAAGTCAATATATCTTGTAGAATTCGCGCCAGTGTCTCGAACTGTGTTTATATGTAATCCATCATAATAAATATTATTTGCACTTGTATCGTTTAAAGCATAAGTTTCACCGCCGGATTTATCGTAAAACCCAAGTATTGAAAGTGTTGGGACTGGTGAATCCGGGGAAACCTGGAAAGCGTCACCCTGAACACCAATGACCATTGAATCTTTCATTGAATGGCTAAAATATTTCGCTTGCTCTTGTATATGGTTAGAAACCGCGCCCCATGTTAAACCACTTCCCCCGTCCGTTTCTTCAATAGAATAATAATAAGAGGCATATTTAGCGCACCTGTAGGCACCTTCAAAATTCAAAGATGTTTGACTATGAATAATCGCGCCTTTACGTCTTCTATTTATATATTCATGGTCAGAACTTGTGTATTGTTGCCCACTTAATAAATTTACACTTGGTAAGGTTGAGGCTTCACTTAATATAAAAACGTCTGATAAATTATTGTCCCAATAAACTTTCGGTACATCAACACCAGGGTTAGCAATAACAATTGTGGCACCTTTTGATTTTGCATGCGAGTAAATTTGGCCATAATCACTAATTTCAGAACTTAAATCACTTTTAAAATCTGTACCAGCTCCACCCAAAGCAACATAGTCGAACCCGTCCCAGAATTCATCTATAAAAATTCCGTCAATATTTGGGTAATAATTATACCAATCATCAATTTTTGCATTTGTATTGGTTACAAAGTCAGTGTCGTTGTAAGCTGCATTTGCATTTAATGTAGGATAATAACCATAGGCAGTACCACCGTATAAACTAGTAACATAACCAATTACACGGCACCCTATGCCCTGTAATCTTTCAATCATAGTGGTAATGTCACTATTAACATGAGATCCGTTAGGGTCAGAATCCAAAGGGTACCCACTAGATGGGTTTAAAATTACAGTAAATCCAACTTGAGGGTATTTAATTCTAGCATCTATAATATCTTGATAATCTGATAAACTAAGTGATCCAGTATTAATATAAATTGGAACTAAAATATTGTTCTCGTAAGAACTGGCCGTAAGTATATCCTCATTAGCTTCGGTTATACTACTTTTAACCTCTTCAATAGCTGCGTTTACATCTGTAGCCGATCCACTCCAGTTTATCCCAATACTTGAGGCAAAGTCATTTGAAGCGTTTGAAATGTGTTCATCACTTGAAAAAGTTAAAAATGTATCATCAACTTTTCTATAAGCAAACCCCTCTGTCGTTCCATTCGTAAAGAATGAAATCATTCGATCGTCTAAATTACCTTGTGAAGTGGTTTTACTTGTTGTCTCATTAAATTGAACTAAAATTTTCGCCATCTATATACCTTTAAAAATCAAACGGGTTGTAGTCTTCGTCGCTGTCCGCGTATGTATCATCATCAAATTGGTAATCGTTTATACTTGCTGAAATATCACCAGTGTTTCCCGTTGGATAAGTACCAACTTGAGAAGCATCCTTAAAAGGCCATAAATCAGATACTTGTATTTGATAATCTATCAAATTACTAGAAATATCGCCCGTCTCACCATCCCATCGGTAATCATAAAAATTATTAATAATTTCTGGTGGTAATGCGCTAAACATTGTGATTTTACTTCTTCCGTTGTAGTAGTCTGGTTTTATGCCTTTTACAAATCCGTCAACATTTACATTATTACTATAAAAATAACTTTTAAATCTGATAAAATCACCTTCAACAACTTTATTTCCATTCACATTAGTATTATATATAGTGTAACTCATTGGTACGTCAAATGAAAACTCCCATGCATTAAAAATATAATAATTTAAGCATTTTTGGATATATCCATAAACTGAGCTTACACTATTTAAACTTTCACTGTAAAACCATTCTAAATCAATGGTCTTTGTCACTTCTTCACCAGTTGAAAAGTAGTTTTTAGAAAATACAAAATAGTCTTGATACCTAACTTTTATAGGATTTGAAAAAATATCGTCAATTCCATCAATTTGTAATTGATTATTTGAATCAAGATAAATTACAACCTGATTTTTATATTCTTTCTTTGCCCAATCCCAATAATAATTAAAAACAAATTTATTATAAATTTCAGTCGATTTTCTAAACTTAATTTTACTTACTGAATCTTTTAAAACTATTGAGTCATCAAAAGTAATAACAGGTTGACTATAATCAGTGGTAACCAATGATTTAAAATTAATTGATCCGTCATCCTTAATTACTGCGCTGCAAAATAAATTGTTTGCAATTTCGCGTGTTATATCTGACACTTTTTGGTTTTCAAAAAATTGCTTTCTGGTTTTCCAAGTTTCGCGTCCTGTTAAACCTGTAAATGATAATTCTTTATTTAATTTTTTATCAAAAATATTTGTCGCAATCTCTTGCGGGCTTTCTAAAATATTTTCGTCGGAATCAACTCGGCCACCGTCTAATTTTACATAAAACGTGCCTTTTTCTATGTCGAATTCTTTTTCGTAAGAAATATACATTTCAGTTATATCAATATCTTTTCTAGCAGTATCAATAGAAACTCCAGAAATCCCATTATAAAACCCTGAAACCTCAAAACTAACCCTGGAAACATCCGGTTTAGTTGGAAAGCTAAATGAACTAATTGGAGTAAATGAAACCTGAATAGCTACCGCATTCCCAAATAAATAAGATCCTGAGTCAAATAAACTTGAGTTAAGGGTAATTAATTCTTTTCCAATATGACAAGTAACCCCACTACTTAAAGTGGTTGTTCCGCTTCCTGTGTAGTCACCGTCAACCGTACCACCCAGCCAGCTAGGTTTATTATTAATACAAATAAATGAACTATCGCCCTCTGTAACATTTAATAATGAATCGCTAAATGATCCGCTGAAGGCTGTTGATTTTGTATTATCATTAAATATTACCTGTACAGTAACAAAAACCCCATCAACATAATTATCAATGGCTACACTTGATTTTCTTAAGGTGAACTCCTTAATAACTTGAGTTAGTAATAAATTAACATTTTGAGCACCAATCAATTTGTCGCGCATGTCTTGATCAACTTGGAAATACCTTACAAATGCGGCACCCTCATTGTATATACTGTTTGCGTTGAATCTGTCAGCCCATGATTTATAATCAATACGAATAGCGTTTAAATTGCCGCCGTTTGACTGCGCATCCAATGTGTTTGTTACTCTTCTATTTGTTTCTGAATTTATCCAAGCGTAATTAACCAAAAACCATCTATAAGAATTATTGGTTAACTTGTTTAAATGTGAATTATTACCAAAATTTTCCCTATAAGTTTTTTCATACTTTGCGAAAATACCGCCAGTAGTTGCTGAACCTCCGTCATAAGCTCCAGAATTTCTTATTAACAATAATTCCGTTGATCCTTCATTAGGCATTATTAAATCAATTTTTTCAATCCCTGCAATATCATTTGCCCCAACTGGAATATGTTGAGCTATTGCCGTGCCTTCAATCACATTTGTATAAATATCGTTTCTTAAATCATCTTTATAAACTTTGGACAAAGTAAGCTTTTTATCTTCTAAGCTTGAAAGACCATTATTAAAAGCTCTAACATTAATACTTAATTGAGTAGTTTTCTCAATTCCCGTGTTGTCTTCGTCTGCAATGAATAAGCCTTCCGGATATTGAATGTATTTGTCTTGCTCTTCATCGAAATAATAAACTTTAGGGCTTTTTTGACTGGTGGTAAACCCTTTGCATTTGACTTCATCAATAGCAAATTTAATTGATCTTGAAACAATCTCTATTCTATCACCAGCTTGCAAGCCTAAATCAACACCGTTTGGTAACCAAATTTTTACCCTACCCGACGCTTGTATTGCTTCATAAGCAAAAATTCTACTCGAACCTGTTCCAGATCCGCCAGAAAAAACAACATTTACAAAATTTGTTCCGGCATTATTTTTAAAATCATCATTTACTGAATCAGTACTTATATTTGTTTCAATCTTTTGATACCCGGATTCTATAACAACGCTGTAAACGTAAAATATTAAAGAATCTTGACCATTTACCGTCAGTAGCTCGGAAGGTTGGTTATCAAAAATAACATTTTGCATTCTAGCATAATTCCACCGCCCATAACTTAAAGGTAATGGTAAACCTTTAAACTCTTCACTAACTTGACCGCTTATTGATGTTAAGTCCGAACCTTCTAAAACCTTGTCAGGAATAACGAAATCTTTATTAAATAAATATGAAGGCTCAACATCGAATTCATAATTATAATAATCGATTGAATTATTTTTATTAACTCCCGATCTAATTAAAACTTTTTGATCTGCTCCGCTAGTGTTATCATAAACGTAAAATCTTACTTTTGCACCAAAGAAATTATATTTCTCTAAATCTATGTGCCTTCTACTTGAATTATCGATTGCAAATTTAAAACCCTGTGGAGTTGACACCGCTGGACCTTGATCAATATTTATATTTGACGTTGGAAAACGAATAGAGTTTTTGTTTATTATCCCGGTCAAAAAATTGTTATTAGATGTTAAAGCATTTGAAACACTAATAGTTTGAAATGTTGGCAAATTTGTACTAGTATCACTGTAAGAACTATAAATTATACCGCTAGTTTCATTAATAACATTTTCATCTATTCTTGCGTTTGAATTTGTTCCTATTGATTCTGAAAGACTTGTGCCTGCCGTAATCCTATAAACTTCTGTGTAATAAATACCAGAAAAATACTCCCTAAATGCGTAAACATGCCCATTATTATCTATGATAATATCTTCAAACTCACCAACTGGACTTGTTTGAACTGTAATTATTCTATCCCATGAAACACAATTGTCAGTTGATTTAAATACATAAGTATGACTCCCGCTAAAATGAGAGCCGCACATATAAAAGGCATCGTCTTTTTTAACCATTTTGTGCGATCGATTCAAACCAATATTTACCACTGTATCGTCACTAACTAAAGTCGCTGTTACTCCACCATCCAAAGATTTATAAACACCGTCACCCCTTACATAAAAATAAATCGCGTCATCATCTGGATTGTATACGATTCCACTTCTAGTGGTCAAACATAAACTAGCAGCAACGGAAAAACCCTGGCTCCATGTTGAGCCGTTATCAGTTGAATAATACAAATACCATGTACTCGTATTTGATGTGACCATAACTAATCGGCCGTCATTCATCGAAACCATTCCGCGTGGTTCACCTGTAATTGATGAACTTGATATTGTCCAGTTTGCGCCGTCATCCGTAGAATATGCAACTTTCCCGGCATAAGTAGGAGAGCCCTTACCAATAAATACAATCCAAGAATCATTAAAAGAATGGTAAATAATACCTTCTCCTATGTAACTATCACCGCCTGAACTATAAATTGTAGTTTCTGCGTCTGGAGTTGTTGAGCCGTCGTTAAATCTTAAACATAATGTGTCGCCATTATTAATAACAGCGCTTCCTGTGCTGCCTGAAATCAATATCATTCCGTCACTTTGACGAATCGCTATTCCTTGCCGCCTTCTCGTTTCTGTGTCGTCTGTGTGTACAGTCTGAATTGTTGTATCATAACCAACTGTCGCATTTTCCAAAACAAATTTATTATAATATGTTTCGGTTAATTGAGTTGTTGAAAATGCAGCCCAGCGAAACACACCATTTAACAAGCCTAAATCAGGATCATCAACAATTTTTTGTTGTAAATTTACACCTTTATCAATCTGAATCCATGATGAACCATTATAATAGTAAACCCTTTTATCTTCCTGAACATAACTTGAATCACCCTCAGAAGGACTTGAAACACTCGCTAAATCAGAAATTAAAGCAAGATTATTTGTAATTCCAATCAAGTTAGGCTCGACCTCAATTAAAAAATCAATTGTAGAAACTGTGTTTATTTCATCCGTTGAACCTGTCCCCGAATATGATAAACTTAATTCAATCTCATAAAGTCCATTTGTTGAGCTGAAAGCTTGTTCACCATCCAAATTAAAGTTTAAAAGGTATGCGTAAAAAGTGGTTGCAATATTGGGCCCAAAAATTTCCTCTCCACTTTGACCTTCAATCTGAACCTTTTTCCCAGAATTATTAATTAAATAATCTTTGATCGTTTGGTAATCTGATTCATCAATTTGAACTAACTTAATATTAGCAATTCGCTCTTTTCTTGCTCCAAAATTCACAAATTCTAATGTATTATCAGTGTGAACTAATTTTTTGAGTGTATCATTATATAAATAGCCACCCGTATTATTTCCTAATACAATATTAAAATTAACTGTTGGAATACTTGAGCCGAGAAATTTCATATTTTAACCAATCTTATATTTATTTTATACCAGTTTGTCTGTTCTCTTTCAGCTTGATCAAAACCAATTATTCTACAATTATTTGACGAACCCCTATTGTTATCGTCAAATAAATCATACCCGGTTGCTGTTGCTGTTATTTGTGTATTATAGTTATTTTGTAAAAATGATTCTAGGGCATCATATAAACTTCTGTGTATTCTTAAAGCTAACTTAATGGTTATAATTACATTGTCGGATAAAGTTACATTTACTTTTTTACCTGTATTCCAGGTGTTATTGTCTGCCCTGTGTGCAATGTCTAAAGTTTCTCTAGATACATCTATAGGGGTTAATATTTCATAACTATTTGTAAAAGTTACTGAACCCGTACCCGTGAAAGTTAAACTCATACTAAGATTTCTCCTTTATCAATTTGATCATTAAAGAAATCTCTAAAATCTGTGAAATTATCTCTTAACATATCCCCAAAAGATTGGTCATTAGCTGCGTTTATAGTTGGTGCAAAAGTCACATTATTTGTAATATTTCGGCTTTGTGCGTTTCTATCGTTAATAGCGTTAATTCCACCCGCTCCGATTCTGTTAGTTGCATCCTTTGTTAAAATACCCTCACCAGCTGTTAAAAATGTTGGCTGATTTGCGTCCCTTGTTCCTAACCCTTGAACAATTCCACCACGATTAAAATTTTGGCCTTTGATCTTTGCAACATTAGCCAAGCCAGCAACAACAACCGCAGCAGCAGCAGCAGGGCCAAAAATACCACCTTGTGCCAAAGCTTTGTTCGCGGCCACATAAGTATTCATTACAGAATCAGCAATTGCAAGAGCTTTATTATTTTCAAAAGCTTGGCTCAATGAACCTGTTATTATTTGCAATCCGTTTAAATTTTCCGCAACTCTTTTGTCTTTTTCTTTTTGCGTTAATTCTGTTGATTTCTTTTCAAATCCAGTTATTAGGCTTAATTCTTTTTTCTTATTCTGAATTACTTTTGTTGTTGTATCATCAGACATTTTTTTTATCGCCTCATATTTAGCGGACTCAATCATAATTTGCGCTTGTGCGCCTTCTGAAATAGCTAAATTTATATCAGCTTGATTTGTCATTACACTTTCAACAATATCTGCCATGTTGCCTTTAAAGCTTTCGGTAAATTCTTCCCATTTACCATTAGTCGCTTCAAAAGCTCCCTGTAAATCACCAGTCATTGCAAGAGCAATCCCCTTAAACCCGCTTACTGATAATTTTACAACATCTAAGAGTACTTGACCAAAATTGGTTAATACTGAAATACCATTTTGAAAAACATTCCAAAGAGTTCGCAAAACTAAAACTGCCTTGTTTGCATGTTCAGTCATAGTTAATAAATGAACTCCCATGTTTTGGAAGAAATTACCTTTTAATAATTCTTCCATTCTATCACGAACCCCCCTTAAGGCATCTCTGAATAAATCCCAAATTCCAGAATCTAACATTGTTCTAATTGCTGCTTGCATTTGGTCTTTAATTGTAGAGACCAAACCTCCAGCAGTTTCAGAAAGTTTCAGCATAGCGCCATCATTTGCGCTTAAAGCATTTTGTAAAACTTTCCAAGCTTCTTCGCCTTGTGCTTGAGTTTGTAATTTTTCAATTTGATTTCTTACTTGACCACTGATTAAACCAAGTTCTTGTAATCTTGATGCACTTTCACCTATTGGCCTATTTGCTTGTAATCCTGAGTAAGCACGACCAATATGAACCGCTAAATCATCTATTCTTTCACCACTAATTGCCGCAGCATCACCAACAAGTTTTAATCCATCCCCTGTGGCTAAAGCTGTGCCGCCCAATGTTTGTAAAACCTTTGAGGCTTTTGCAATTTCATCTAATTGAAATGGTGTGGTAGCTGCAAATTGAGAAAGTTCCTGCATTCTCTCGTTTGCTGCATCCGTACTTTTTAATAATGTTTCAAATTGTAGAGTCAAACTTTCGGTTTCTTGACCTACATCATAAAATGCTTTTGTAACCAAACCAACACCAGCCGCACCAGCGAAACCAACAACGGCAGTTTGCAAATTGCCTATACTGATTTTAGTATCTCTTAACTTTCTGATAGTTTTATCAGTAGTTGCCTGAGCCTTACCCATTGCTGTAGAATAAGCTCGGGTAAAGTTATCAGCAAATTCTAATACGGTTTTAATGGTTTGTTCAGCCATTTTTTACACTCCTAAAATGATTTAAGCGGCTTTTATATAATTGAGCTGCTTCTATAAATTTGCTTGTTTGCTCATTGTATGAGCCAAGACCACCAAAGTCTACACCGAATTGATACATTGAAATAAATTCACTCAATGAATCGGGAATAAATTTTGATGGGCAATTATAATATTCAAAGAGTGTTTCGTTAAATGGTATTGTTTCAACGGGTGTTTCTAATACTGCTTCACACCCATTTAAGGCACGCATGAAGTTATTACCATGGCACGAATGACATTTTAAAGTAATATAACCAGCATGCGCAGCGGCCATTATATTAAACCCTCTTTTTCTTCCTCTGTTAATTTATTACTTATTGTCAATTGAACAGCTAAATCAGCCAAAACACGAATATTTAATGAATTAATTATAAATTTTGAGTCTACATTTTCTGTATTTTCTATTTTTTGACCGTTTGAATCTACTAAATTTCGAGCATTTAAAAGCTTTTTAGCCAAAACATCAGAAGCAGATTTAAAAACCTCTAACTTAACATCATCCCCAACCGTTCCTTGGCTTTTTATAATTTCCATTTTAGAGGTAAAATCAAGTTTTTCAATAGTATTTAATGGCTCAAATGTGAATATTGGCCATAAATCTTTCGGTAATTCTTTGTAAGAGTTTGGAATTATTTCAATTTGATCATCTAAATTAAAACCGCCTAAAGCTTTTAGCTTTTCTCTGACCTCTTCGGTCATTTTTCTTTGAATTGTTTGTGACATCATACACCTATTTAAAGTTAATCTTTATATAAATATATAAAAAAAGCCCCAGTTAAGGGGCTTCAAAGGTGCGGGTATATGATGTTATTATGCATTCGCACCTTGGAGTAATTCTAAGCTACTTGCTCCGTCTGTGTCAACTATACCAAATGTAATTGCCCTGGTTACTGATCCCTCAGCGTCCGCGCGTTGTACATCGATTACTTGACCAGTTGTAACTGTCATTGTTAAAGCTGGAGCCGTAGTTTTAACAGGAATTGTTAGGGTTCGGGTAGTCCCTGCTAAATGGTCAGTTCTCAATGTGTCAGTTGCAACTAGGTCGAGTTTTGGGTCCATTGTAATTGAACTTTCAGTGTCTGCAATCATAGCATGTAAAAAACCTTCTGTACCGCCTTGATCTCTTAATAATTCTACCGAATTTCCTAAATTAAATTCAAATGAATTTGTTCTTAGTGATTGAGATCCCCAGGTAATATCCACTCCAAGCATATTTGGGGGTACTGTTGTGTCAAAACCAGTTCCTAGCAATGGAGTTGACAACTCTTCGGCCTCACCGCTGAAAATGCCAGTGTATTCAAAAGCCATTTGAATTGGCTCACCACTTGCACCGTATGACATTACAACGTTACCCATTGCGCCATAAAATTTATAAATCTTTTGCGATCCCCCCGCACATTCTAAATCTCTCACTTCAAGGGTAATTGTTTTGCAATCATAATCAGCATCACGGGTCCAACTCATACCAGTTGTAGTGTATGTAGTTTCTTTCATTCCGCATGATTGAACTAATTTTTCCCAGGCTGGAACTGTAGCAACTGCGCCAGAATCAGCCAAATGTACTATAAATGAAACTGTTCCAGCTCTTGCACCAATTAATGCCGCGTCGCGCCCGTGGTGTCCTCTTGCATATTTTCTGTTATGCATTTCAACTTCTAAATTAATTGAAACGTCAAAAGCTCTTATGTCAAAATCACCATTGGCCAAACTTTCAGCCGTTCCAACTGTGCTTTCAATCTTTGAGCCTATAACCGCCTTATTTAGGTTAAATACTGCCATGATTAATTATCCTTTGCTTTCTTTTTTTTTCAATTTTATCGGCATCACTTTATTTTTAATGTCTTCTGTGATCTCAGTCACTTCTAAAACATCTCCGGCGCAATACCATCTATTATTTAAATATAATTCTTTTTTTGGTAAAACTCGTACTTTCATTATACTAACACCTCAGGGTTTGTTATGTCTTGATTATATCTTACAGTAATATTGAATAAAAGCCTTCCAGCGCATCCGGACGCATCCGCAAAAAATGGCTCTCTTATGTGTCCGGTATATAAAACAATAAAACTGTTTCCATTTAAGCAATCATTATTGAAAAACAACTTTTTAAGATCTGAAACCGCTTTATTTATTTCTTGATCGGCTGTGTTAACATCAGAAGCCCCCACACGGACCTCAATTTTAAAATCAATATCATTTGTATAGCTTTGACCATTTGCTGCTAATTGATTCATAGATGGTTTTTCGACAACCTCTTCACCATAATGAACCAATGTCACGGGGAAAATATCAGAAAACGCATCCCCTGATTGAATAGCCTCCACCATGTCAAAATCTTTAGGGTTAACAGACGTTGAATCCCAGGTGAAATTATAACCGCCACCGGTTGTCATTCCACCAATTAAGGTTGCTATTTCGTCGTAAATATCGGTTAAATGTGGCATTTACTAACCTCTGAAAAGTTCTACACCATCTCCCACGGTGTCTACTTCATCTTGAATGTCGTTTAAAATCATTTCGCGTGACATTTTATCCCGATACATAAAAAATTGTTTTTGAAAATGCTTAAACAGGTCTAAATATATATCGTTTTGATTTGTACCGCCTCTATTAACTTGTCGTCCGTTTACGTAAATATATCTTTCTGCAATATCCATTGAACACTTATAAATAAGCATTGTTTTTACTTCGTCGTGTAATGTTGCTGGAATCTCCGAAACTTCAACATTCTTGGTTAATACATAAGTTTCAAACCAGTTGTCAACATCTGTTATGTCGGCAGCTTGAACAACTGAGGCAATTTTAGCGTGTTTAATATCTGTAGTTTCAATATAAGCCATTATTTACCTATTTTCTTTATATCTTTAAATATACTATTTATTACCCGTTTTTCCTCACGTTTACCAGCATTATGTAAAAATGGGTCAGGGTCCCAAGTTCTAAAACCTTCATGTATTCTTGGGCCATAACTAGCAATTACATTGTCAATCTGAGCAACACCAATTAATTGATCAATTTTATCAAAATCCTCAACTAATGCGCGATCTTGTAAAGTGTGAGTATCATTCTTAAACCTGTGATTATTTCTAGCACTTTCCAAAATTTGAGTTACACCTCTCTTAATGCCGATCCTTATAGTTTCGTGCATTTCTTCGGGGTATCTCTTGGCAATAGTTTTGAAGCTATCACCAAGAGAAGAAGATATATCAATCTTGAATTCTAAACCCAATTAAAAATCCTCTCGACAGGACAAAGTAACATCAATAGTATTTGAGCTTGCACTTTGTCCGCTAACCGTCAACGTTTCGCCAGGAGCTAAGAAAACATCTAATTCATCTAAATTTTCTTTTGTTGAATCCTCTTTAGCTAGTGTAATACTATCCACAACTTGTCCACCTGTTATAGTAGTTCCTGCTGTATCATAATCAACCACACTTGTATTTGTGCTAATATCAGTATAAGAAGGAGTTCCGCCCAAAGTTGTATTTTTAATAAACTTAATAATAGCATTTTTTGTTCCATCTGTTGCAGCTGAACCAACTCTTAAGCGTACTGTTATCTTATTGTTTTTACTTGCAAAAGTTGTTTTATTTCTAATAGTTAAAATATTTTCTTCTGTTGTAACCGCTTTTTCATTACTAATTGAATTTGCTGGACCTGTTATCTTATCGGCCCCCTCAGTAAAACAAGCCATTGAAGAAGTTGAAACACTAATATTTGTTGTATTAGTTGTGTTATTAGATTCAGCGGCTAATGGAAAAGATGGGTTAAACATTGAAGGTTCAGTGTAAGTATTAGCATATTGCACACGATGAACAACTGTAAACTCACCCGTAACAGGATTTTCAACGTAATATTTAATCTCTCCAAATCCTAACCATTGATAACTAATTTCAAATACATTCCCCTTAGTAGGATCTAAAAGCATGTTTGATGGATTATCATCCCCATCATTGCCATCTAATGTGTCAACATTCCAAGAGCTTTGCGCAACAAATGTTGTGCTCGTATTTGATCTTAAAAATAAACCGAATGTTTCGCCAGAATATCCAAATCCAACCCCATTGTCATCGTCAAACGCGCCTATGAGCTGGCTATTTCCAGCAACACCAGTTGTAAAAACACCAGTAAATCTTAACAATGTACCTTGTCCGGCTCTGTATTTTGCAAATGCTTTCGTTTCCATTCTAGCATCAGAACTTGAAGCAGCACCAGAAGAAACAACCGCTTTTGCGTTGCTTTGTGTTACCGTTCCACTTCCATTTGTTGTAGTTGTTACAACATCAGCATTAATATTATAAGCAAAATATAATTGAACTATTGGTGTCAATGGGGATGTTCTCAAATCACCAAAAGCACTCAAAGGGTCGCTAATATGGGTTCTTAAATGTCCCTCAACATCCACGGGAACATTTCTAAAGTTGCCCGCTGGGTCTTCACCCATAATTGCAGATCTAACTAGATCAACATCCACTTGATTATTAATAGTCTGGTCTAAAGTAGATGTTAAACCCTTTGATTGTGCTGTATGGTATTTAGTTGATAATCTAAATTCGCCTTGTGGAGTTGCCCCGTTGGTGTATCTAACTCTGAAAAATTTAGTGATTGGAATGACTGTAAACGCACCACCAAACGCAGTCTGTGAAGCGTTGGCAATCATTGTCATATCTTTTATTCTATCCCAGTTTTCACCATCCATTGAAAATTGTAATTCTAAACCATTTGTGGCACTTGCCACGTCACTGTGTACGGCAACTGTGATTAAACTGTATTCCTCAACGTCCTCGGCATTTCCTGTAAAAGTTGCTCCAGCCCCTAACAATGTGCCATTGATGCTGGAATTAACTTCCGATATTCTAGCAAGTGACATTTAAACCTCGTCTTTTTTAGCTTTTTTCTTTTTTGGAGCTTCTTTTTTTGGCTTTTCGCCTTCTAATTTAAAATCTTTGTATTTCTCTGCATCGCATTCATTACATACGATCTTTTGACCTTTTGAATTAACTAAAGTCACTGTTTCAACAATATGTCTATTAATCATAATAAGCCTTTAAAAAATGAATAAGGGGCTTAAGCCCCTTTTATGTGTATTAACCTGCGATTCTTACTGCGTGTTCTGGATTGACAGCTTTCACACCAAATAAAATGTCGTACTCGAAAAGAGTTTGTTTATTTTGACGTGAAACCTCTAATCTAAACGGAATACCTGTTACAGGGTCAACCGCTGTTAAGATTTGATTTCCAGAAGTTACAGCAGGCGCGCCTAGTGATCTAATCGCTAAAGCAAATGCATTTTTTTGGAATGCTAAGTTTACAACATGGTCAGTTTTGATAGTCAATACTGCGTCATCAGCCCATGCAACTTTCGCAGCTGGTGAAAATGTCAATCCAGTGATAGCATTTCCTGAAGCTGTTACAGTGTTAGTAGCTGTATACGTTTGAGTATCGCCCGCAACTGTGAAGATATCACCTTGCACAATAGTACCAGTCAAAGAAGTGTCATCTAAGTTAATAGAAGTGTCACCAACTTGAACAGAAGCATTATTAATTAAAGCATCATTATCGCCAGTTGTTCCAGATAATGTTCCATGTGTATGAGTTGGGATATTTTGGTTCATGTACCACTCGAAACCAAATTTTCTACCCATTACACCCTCACGGATTACGGATTCGTCCGCTGATTGAGAAACATCTCTGAAAGCTGCTAATTGCTCAACGTTTTCCTGTGCAAATTCGTCGATGAACATCTTTCTATCTGTTACAGGTGCTAAATTAGTTGAAAGTTTTCTTTTAGCTTCTGAGATTAAAGAAGTGTCAGAAGCGAAAGGAGTTGTTCCCGCTGTTCCTGAGTACTCATATACATCCTTATATTCGGCCAAAAGCTTAGTATCAACATCATTCGCAAGAGCTTTTAACGATTCACTTGCTTGTAAAGGAATTGTTCCTACTCCATCGGCAATTTCAGCCATTTGTTTATCTGTAAGATAGAAAGAACATTTTCTCCACTGATTTAACGTTAATGTAACATTGGTAAGCGTAGAATCTTCCCCAGATAACGGAGTATTAGAAGGTGAAACGTCCGAAACTGTTCTTGAATCGCCTTTTGTGAAACTGATAGTGTCACCTTTTTGGGCAACTTGAGCAGAAAAGTCCGTTTGAACGTTTCTTGGTGTTTGTGCATTTTCTCTAAATGCTAAAATAGATTGAGCAAAGATTTTGTCAACCACGGCACTAGTTAAAGTATTAGCCATTTTTTTTCTCCGGTTTTATTAACCGCTTACAACCTTTTCACCTCTTGCAATGGCTTCTAAATTAGCGCCAAAGTCAGAACGTGAAACAGTCCTAGACGGTTCGTTTTGGTTTAATGAGTTTTGTTCACCACTTCCACCCGCATTTTGTATAACTTGTAGATGTGGATTTTTTTCAACAAATGAAGATACACCCTCGCTTATTGAATTATAATTAGTTTCGCCATCAGAAAAAATAAATCCATCATTTTCAACTTTGATTTTTTTCTCTAAAGAATCTTTCACGAATGGTAAAAGGTCTTTAGAAACGTTTGAATTATTCAAAGCATTAATTAATTCATTGTCTCTTTTAGCGTTCATGGCCTCAGTAGCTTTTTGAGCGGCTAATTTTTTTGATTCTGATAATTCCTCCTGAATATTGTTAACTGTGAATTGTAATTTTTCCAATTCAGTCATTGAGCTTTTAGCTTTTTCCTCTTTGGATTTAACTAAATTAGTCAATTGCTCCACAATATTTTGTTCCTTATCTAATCCTAAATTTTCACTAAGTGAATTAAGCGTGCCTGACAATTCAGAATTTTTTTGTCTGCGTTGCTTACTCTCTTCGTTCAACTCTGTAAATTTACCACTAATTAAATTAAATGCATCTTCACCAAGATCACTTTTAACTTTGTTTAAAACTTCTTGTAAGTCCATGTTTTTTCCTTTTCTAAGGTTTTATATCCCCAAAACTTCGGAGATGGTTTATATATCTTTAAATATACTATTTTATGTCGTTTTCAACAATTCTGGTCTTAATTTCTTTCGGTTTTTCAAAGCCTCTAACTGCTTTCATATAAGAAATCTTACCATTATTAAAATCTTTCCTATTTTTCTCACCCATTAATAGTGATTTTTGCTTTTCAGGTAGCCTTTTAATTTGTCCAATACCATTTTTTAATTTAAAATCTCTCGGGTCCGCATCACCTTTATAAACTGGTATCAAATAACATCTGCAATTAGGGTGAGCTGGTTGTTGTGGTATTCTACCCTTTGGAAATACACCCTTTCCCATTCCAAAATTTGTATTTGCGTATACATCACATTGATCGTAAACCTCTTGGTGACCGTTTGATAATTTCCACTTGTAGCCAACTACATCGTCATCGTTTTTGTGTTTTAAATGAAATCCCTCAGTCCAGGCCCGTCCAACCTCAGTACGTGAAATTCTTTCTGCTACATAGCGCGCCTTTTCGTCAATCGCTTTATTGATTGTTCTTGCGATTTTCTTTTTGTCTTGCTCTTCAAAAGCATCTAAGAATTTTAAATAAGCCTTTTTGGTCCTGGTCAGGTTCCCCCGTGTAAGTTCCCGCCTAAGTTTCTTAACTTCTTTTAAAGTCTTTTCATCCCTTGTTGATCTGCTAAGCCTTGCAATACTTTTTCTTATTGGGTCGCTGTCAATCTCGCCCTTTCTAACTCTATCCCTAACATTTTTAATAATCTTTTTGATTGAGTCACCTTCACGAATAATGGTTGTTATGTCATTGGCAACCGCTCTTTTAACTCTATTTGTTGCTCTTTGAATCCTTTTTGATGCCGTGATTCCATCTTCAACCCAGGAACGTGTATAAATCTTTTTACCGATCGTTTCAGCGTCTGGAGTTCCAATAAATCCACCATAACCAAGTTCAACGGCTTTAACAATATTCTTTTGAATCAATACTTCCATTATGGCTGCATATTCGCCAGTTTCAAACAAACCAACAATAAACGACCTTAATTTAGGATCGTCTAAGTTTTTATTTATTTCATCAATTGTTTTTTTAGAAAATTCTGAATAACTTGAGTCAAACTCTTTTTCAATTTCTTCTGTCTGCTCTTCCTTATTCGATCGGTTCGACATCGTCTATAAAATTATTCGGGTTTGTCTCTTCCACTTTCGCTTGTTCATCTATTGATTCTTGAATTTCTTCCATCGTATCTTTACCAACATATTGAAAAGCATTATAAACAGAAATCTTTTTAACATGAGCGTTTCCAACCGGACCAAGATTCATTTCCATTAGATCTATGGCTTTTTGAATTTCTTTTTCTGCATCAATGAAAGTAAATTTTCTAGTGTATGAAACTTCAACCTCTTCACCACCACCAAAATATAATTGAATCATTTTCCAAACTTGATTCTCCATATTTTCAGCACTCAAAGCGCGTCCACTTAATACAGTTTCGGTTTTCTCATAATCCCAACGTTTAGATTCACCACTCGTTTGAGATTGACTTTTAATAATAGCTAAGTTTGACATATCATACATTGTCACGACTAATCGAGCCATGTTTTCAATCAAAATCTTTATAGGCTCAACTGGTGGAGAAATATATGCCGGTCCTTTACTAGCTTTCGGGTCAAATACTAAAGCGTTTGATGTTCCTAATGTTTCTTGATCCTTACTGCTAGTTTTGGGAAGCGTTAAAACTGCGTACATTTGGTTATCTTCTTGTTCTTGAACATTAGAGGTCAAATTATATAATCTATGTGCAGCCTTCGCCACTTGGAAAAAGTCTGAAATTGGGTTTAAATCATCTGAATCCGTACCGTAATATTGAATTATCGGGATAACACCCAATTTATTATCTCCGTCATCTTGAATATCACCTTTTTCAGATTCAACCCACCACTTTTCACGGGTCCAGGTCTTCCAGGTTTTCAACTCTTCACCGTTGACCATTCTTTTGGTATAGTATCTGATTTTTAAAAGGTTTCCAAACTTGTCATACTCTGTTTTATCTTCATCAACTCGATTTTTCGTAATTAAAACTAAATACGGCAAATCTCTATTTTCTATGGCTGAGGCTTTGTTAGTATCGGGATTAACAGAGTTTTCAACTAATATATATGTTTTACCCTGCAAAGTTGCTTCCCTGGTGGCACGTTTGAAAAACACGTTTGCTGAATTGCCTTTTTTATCTATATCTTTTTCTATTCTTGATAATATATCACTTTGAATGTCTCTTTGTGGTTCTGTTTTATACAAACTATCAACATGAGCGTTAATTATTGGTTTGAAAACGTTCAAATACCAAGCATTATTTTTTCTTGTTTGGTATCTTTGCCCGCGCTCCCTCCAATGTGGAACAATATACTCACCACTTTTAAAACCATCAGAACCATTAAAAGCATGGTCTAATATTTCATAATCTGTCAGGGTTGCAAAATCTATATTTCCTACTACGGTATCATCTAAAGCCATTTTTTAAGCCCAATCTAAATCAACTGAATCAATATCCACTCTTTCATGATCTCTTGAATGTATTCCGTACCTTAAAGCGTCCATAGAGTGATCATTAAATTTTACGGGTTTGTCAAGTACATTCCCGTCTTTATCTTCTTTAAATTTATAAAATTTAATCTCTTTGTGTAAGTCGGTCGAGTCTTTAGTGATAAAAAGTTTATACCCTTTTACCGTTTTTATGCCATGTTCAACCGCTTTTGATGCTGGTTTAATATTAAATCCAGCTCGATAAATCTCTTCAATACTCTTTGGCTCGGCTGCATCTGCGTAAATCTCATTATTTCTTAAGTCTAATTCTGGATATTTTTCATCTAATTCACTTAATACAGCTTTTAAATCATCATTAGTCAAACCTTTCTCATAAATCAATTGTTTAACGTAACAATGATTTTCTTTAAATGCGCACTGAACCAAGCTGGTAGGCACATTAAAACCAAAGTCGAGACCAAAAACAACTTCGTCAATATTACTAGGTATTTCATCGCATAATTCCCAATTTGTATAAATAGTTGCACCGCTTGAACCTCTTTCGCCTAATCCGTAAACTTTCCAATAAACGGGGTCCTCTTCTTTTAGACGTTCAATTTCTTTAACAAGTTCCACAGGTAAGAACGGATTATCTAAATAAGTTGATTTTATAAAACAAACATCATTACGAGTCAATATTTTATCATAAATCCAATGATACTCATCAGAAGGATTGTAATCTAATAATATTTTACCTGTGGTTCTGAATAATAATTGTTTAAAATCCTCATAACTAAGCTCATTAGCTTCATTAATAAATAACCAATCTCTTTTACGTCCTCTAATCTTCTGCGGGTCATCAACCGCTAAAAACTCTATCAAGTTCCCAGCAAAGTTAATAAAATTATCCGTTTTATTATGGTTGTTCGGATCGTACCATTTATGAGTATTCATCACCTCGATAAAATCTCTTAAAACTGAGGCTTTAATTGAAGGAGTTGTCTTCCTAACCACTGATAATACTTTATTTTGGCCGTAATGCTTTTGCAAAAGAACTAAAAACATTTGTGAAGCCGAATAAGTTTTACTGGACCTGGTGCCCCCCTGAGACACGATTATTTTATATTTCGGATCATGCCAGGCATCCCAAAGTTGTTCGAATACAGGTGTAACTTTAAGATTTATCATTAATTTGAATTATCTCACTTAAAGGTTTATTGTATTGAGGAACCATTTTACGATAAACTTTATTTAATCGTTTCATTTCTTTTCGTCGTTGTGACCTGTTGAGACCTTCTTTTTTCAGTTCTTGCAATATCTCTTGATCTAATGATTTAATTCGTTTCATCTCTTCCCCTAACCACTTCTATTTTTATTTCATTATTCATTTTTTCACCGCCAGACGTTAAATCAACCCTTTCTAAATATTGCCCCGTCATTTTATTGTATTGAGTTAACATTTTATCAAAAATATTTTTCTCTTTTGGGTCTGTTGAATCGGCAGTTTGCAATAAAACTTTTTTAATCTTTTGTAAAACCAATTCTTTAGGCAAACCAAGCTCAGCAAACATTTGAGCCGTCGTTAATTGCCTTTCTTTATCAATTAGGGGCTTAATTGCCCCTTTTACCCATTTTTCCTCTTTTGCTCTTTTTCTTATGGCCGGATCTGAGATTTGATACTTTTCTGATAATTCTATATAACTAAAATTACCCGTTTCATAGTCTGCCTTTACGTCTGACCACGTATCTAAATCATACATATACTAACCTTTAGCCTTAATTTTTTTGTCCAAATTCGGGTTCTTAGGGGTATCAACGTAACCCTCGTATTGTGGTTCAGCTAAAAAGTGTTTAGCCTCTTCATAATATGGGTTTGATTTACGAATCCCAGCGAAAACAGTATTTAAGATAATTTTAAGATCTGAAATTGTTTTAACTTTATCCCAAAGAATTGGAGCAATCATTTTTGAATCGTCTGTTTCTTGTTCTAGTGCAGCAGCCACCCCTTCGGAGCAGTCTTTCACTATTTCTGCATCTTCAATATTTTCTTTAACCATTTTTCATTGCTTCCATTTCTGCGGTTTTGTCTCGGTTTTTAGCTTTTTCATTATCGTAGTTATCGCCGAATCGAGCGTGTAATTTTTTAGCGTTTGCATTTATTACTTCAATCTCAGTGAATCCGAATTTTTTAAACATAACCAATAGGTTGTAATAAATTCGAGCGTATGTTTTTTTGA